CTTAATGCACATGCATATTTCAGTTGCCCTGAAGCAGTGCGTAGAAGATTTCCGTATGTTGTCTCTCTCACTTTGAAAGATGATTACAAGTTGAAAGGAACCCAAATGTTGGATACGTCCAAGATTCATGTCGAACCCGATTCTTACCAAGATATTTGGAAGATTGAATTGAGGAGATTCAGGGTGACAGTGAATGAGGAAACTGGTGTGAAAACTCTTGAAACATATACTGAGGATGCGTGGAAGGATATTGATTCTTTCTTAGCATATTACTCTCGTCTTACTCTCGAATTCAAACTCCACCAAATGCGCGCTGAGAAATCAGCTGCTGACATGCGGTGTATTGATCTTTGTACATCATGCTACAGATCTAAACTCAAGTGCGCTTGTGGTGAAGATATTGTTCCGTATGAAGAAGCAGAAAAAGATGAGGAAGGGTATAGGCTTCAAGGGGGTGAGGATGACCTCCCAATCTATGGCAACTCAAAATTGGAGGCGATCCATGATCGCAAATTGGCTCCAAAAGAGTATGCTCGACAAATGCAGAAGTATTATACTTCTGTGCAAGGGGGTGACAGTGACTATGATAGGGTACTTACCCGCATGCAAGAACCTTTATCACAAGAAGAATTTGCGGCATTATTGGCCAAAGTTCGTACGTGTATGGAAGTGACTCCTCGTGAGAAAGATCTCATTAGTCTGAAAGGACAGATGGAAGATATGGCTCGCGAACGTATGCAAGATGATGAGTTGGATGATTCTTCAGATGATGAATTTTCTGATTCGTATGAGAACCCTTTCGAAGCAGATGTCGAAGATTGGGAAGAGGAACACAACTCTTGGGTTGTAAAATCTCTTGATTGGATCGATGACAGTGCTATGCGTGCACGTACACGTGCTTGGGGTATTGCCCATAACGTATGTAGCGCAATTGAACCTACTGTGGACAAATTTATGACTGCAGTATCAGATTTGATGATTCTTTATCAAATCAAACGGTTCAAGCGTATCTTGCAGAATGCTGGAGAAAGCATTCATGCCAGGTGCTCGAAACCACTCGTGGGTGGTTTTTGCGCTCTTCTTTTGTCAGCGTGGACTATCTGGAAGACTACTAGTTGGTTTGCCTCCCAGATGTTGCCTCAGACTGATGTGCAAACATGTGGCACAGTTCCATCGTTCTTTGAGAAGGATGAGAAAGCCAATCCTTGGATTCGTGAAGAGATTATCCTATCCGAATTTCAAGTCCCCTCGAAGAGTCGGGGTTGGGCAAACTTGAGTTGCGACATTGTGAAGCAGAAATTGCTTCCAAATGTTGTCGCCATCAAGACTGAATATGAAGATAAGGATGGTCTCCATCATTTTCCCGCTACAGCGATTTGTGTTTCTGGTCATATTTATATGACCAACAATCACTGTATTCCCACTGCTGAGCAGAAGACTGTTCATTTGTGTCAGG